TACTAGACCGAAGCTCACCAGTATTCTTTGATGAGCTAGTGCGTCAGATGGAGTTTGCTTATGCAAAGGCCACTAATGCTTTCGTAATTGGCGAAATTGCCAACAACGGAACTCTAAATGCAACAGCAACCACAGAAGATAAAGATGGCTTGCTTACTTTCGTATCAACTGCTGCAGCAGCGGTTTATAAGGCATCACTCGGGTTCGCTCGCAATTTGGTAGTAAGTCCTGAGCAATGGGGCAAGATTATGTCCTACAACGATGCTGGACGCCCTATCTATACTGCATCACAACCACAAAATGCTGGTGGCGTAGTATCACCACAAAGCATTCGCGGAAATGTATTAGGTCTAGACCTTTATGTAGATCGCGCAGCTAATGGAACTGGTGGAACTGGCCTTGGAGATTATTCAATGGCCGTAATCAATCCAGATGCTTACACTTGGTATGAATCTAGCCGTTTCCGTCTGCAAACCAATGTGGCTCTAAATGGCCAAATTGAGGTTGCTTACTACGGCTATGGAGCACTTGCAACCAAGGTTGCCGCAGGTGCTAACTGGTTCAACAAGAGCTGATAATCCCTAATAGTGACGGCCAGTCCGCTCCCGAGCTGGCCGCTCACCTAACTGCTTGAAAGGATGACGAAATGCCAACGATAGTTACGGCCACAGAGCTTAGGACGATTCTTGGCGTTTCGTCATCCCTATATAACGATGCTTATCTAAACGATATTGTTGATGCTTCAGAGAACTTAGTTCTCCCAATGCTGGTCACTTTCCAAAGCAAAATTAACAAAGTAAAGCTCGAGAATAATATCGCTTACTTTGAGACCGCAACTATTCAAGAATTTACTCAGGGCCAATCCGTAATAATTACTGGCTGCGGATCACCATTCAATGGCACACACACAGTAACCGATGACGAGATTTCAGATTATGTATTCACAGTCGCAATCACCAATGCAGATGTATTGGAGAAAAATATCATCCCAGCAGGAAACGCTGCGCTCTCTGGATTATCAACCTATGTCGGAAATGCCAATGCTGAAGCTGCAATTCTGGCTATCTCAGTCGAAATCTTTCAAGCAAGAACCGCAGCTGGTGGATCAATAGAAGGCGTAGATTTTGCAGTTACCCCTTACCGCCTATCTAAAAATTTACTTGCAAAGGTAACTGGGCTACTAGGGCCATACCTTGATGTAGAGACGATGGTTGGATAATGCCAAGCACAATTGCTACAGATGTTAGAGGCGCTATTAAGACCGCTTTGGCTGGATGCACCGCTAATATCTATGACTCAGTTCCAGAAGCGCCAATAGTCCCAGCAATTGTAGTTGTTCCAGATGCCCCTTATATGGAGCTAGAAGTTTTAGGTAAAACAACAACTAGAGTCAGATTAAATTACACAATAACTGCTTGCGTTGCGTATTTCAGCAACGCGGCATCACTAGACAATTTAGAGCAATTAATAATTAGTATTCTTGGAGCGCTAAACGCTTCCAAGTATGAGTTATCGACAGTCGATAGGCCGTCAGTAACAACAGTAGGAACAACCAATTTATTGGTTGCAGACATACGCTTGAGCGTCCGCTACGAGCAAACCGCATAGGAGACCTAAATGCCAACAACAGTAATAACTGGGCGCGATGTTAGTTTTACCATTGGTGGTAACAACTTCGATGCTCAAACTACTTCTGCAGTCCTAAGCTGCGAAACTATCATCGAGACCTATCAGACTCTTGATGGTCGCGCTTATAAGTCCGTTGATAAGCAATGGACATTTGCAATTGAATTGCTACAGGATTGGGGAGCGACTGGCTCTCTATTTGAAATTATGTGGGGCGTAGCAGAATCAGCGCCTAATACTGGAATCTCAACAGTATTTACAGCCGCATCTGGCGCAACTTTTACATTCCAAGTTCTGCCAATCTTTCCAACAGCAGGCGGCGCAGCACCCGGAGCGCTATCTGACACTTGGACAATGACAGTCATTGGACAACCAGCAGAGTCTTTTAGTTAAGAAATCGGAGCATCGGGAGCTATGAAATTATCAATTACAATTGAATACAACGGAGGCGAAGTTGCCACCTATGTTGCTCAACCGCCAGAGTGGGCCAAGTGGGAAAAGACCACAGGTCACACAATCACAAAGGCGCAAGACAATATAGGAATCTGGGACTTGATGTTCTTGGCATATAACGCTTATAAGCGCGAAAGTGCTGGGAAGCCAGTCAAGTCCTTTGATGTCTGGATGGAAACTGTTGCCGATGTAAGGACTGGCAACGATGACCCAAAAGCCATCAGCCCGACAGCATAAGGCGGCTATTAGTAATAGTTGCTCTTAAGACTGGTATCCCAGTGCAGTATTGGGATGATTGGGACGATGTAGCAACAGCAGTCGAGCTGATAAAGGAGATGAATAGCAATGGCTGAAGAAGTGTCAGCATTTGATAGGACAGAGCTTCGCCAAGTCTATAAAGCCTTTTCCGTTTTAGGGGACGAAGCCAAAGCCGAGGCTCGCCAAAGTTCTAATGCTCTTGCTACTTATTTGCAGACTGCAATTGCTACAAAAGCCAGAACTAGAACGCAAGGCCAACAAGCCATTAATCGAATCGTTAGCGGATCTAAAGTATCAAAAACGAGCACTACTGGCGAAATTAAATACGGCTTTGCTAGTCAAAGATTTAGCGGTGGAGCTAATACTCAAATGCTTTGGGCTGGCTTTGAATTTGGTTCAAATAAATTTAAGCAATTTCCTGCTTACTCTGGCAGACAAGGTCGCGGCTCTCGCGGATGGTTTATTTATCCAACATTACGCCAAGAACAGAAAAATATTGTGGCACAATGGACAGCGGCATTTAATAAAATATTAGATAAGTGGGGCATCAATGGCATCTGATTCAAGAGCCTTAACGCTCAAACTTTTAGCAGACACAGCTGACTTCCAAAAGAAATTAGCAAATGGGTCTAAAGACATTGATTCAATTGGCGAGCGCGCTGCTGAATTTGGCAAGAAGGCGGCAATAGCCTTTGCTGCCGCTGGTGCAGCCATTGGTGCATTTGCAGTAAGCGCAGTCAAAGCTGCTGCTGAAGATGAAACCGCTCAGCGCAGATTAGCCGAGACTATTACTGCAACAACTGGCGCAACTGCTAAACAAATTGAAGGCGTAGAGCAATATATAAAGCAAACTTCTATTGCTATTGGAGTTGCTGACGATGGCTTGCGTCCAGCTTTTACTCGCCTAGTTAGATCAACTCAAGATGTAGAAGAAGCTCAGAAGCTGCTAAATTTGGCACTAGATTTAAGTGCTGCAACTGGTAAGCCATTAGAGACAATATCTAACGCTTTAGGTAGAGCCTATGATGGCAACACTACCGCCCTTGGCAAGCTTGGCCTTGGCCTTGATGCAGATATTATAAAAAGCAAAGACTTCGATGCAATTTTTCAGCAGCTTACTGGCACATTTGGTAACTTTGCAGAGAACGAGTCTGAGACTACAGCCAAGCAGTTAGAGCGCGTCCAGATTGCACTCGATGAGGCTAAAGAATCTATTGGCGCTGCTTTGCTGCCAGTAGTTCAAGAACTTACGGCTTGGATATTAGATAACTTTATTCCAGCCCTAGAAGCTTTTATTGCTGGTCTTACTGGTCAAAATGGATTAGAAGATTCTTTGACAGATACGGAAAAGAAATTTGTAAATTATGGCAAAACAGTCCGAAAGTTTATTGATACAGTTATTGATTTAAAAGATGAAATTCTTGTGGTCGGCGCAGTTATGCTTGGAGTTTTTACAGCTAACAAAATAGCTGCTGGAGTCGCTGCAATAATTACTCTTATAACTACTCTTAGAAAAGCATTATCAGCACTCAGAGCAAGTGCAATGATCGCTGGCGTTGCCCAAATGTTTGCATTAAATCCTTTACTTGGCGTTGGTGCTATTGCCATAGGCGCAGCAGTTTTAGCTGGTGCTAATGCTGCTTTTGGCGGCGATGATACTCAAGGAGAACGACCAGATTTATTCTTTCCAACTGGCGGCACTCGAGGTGTTACTGGGGGTGGCGTTACTGGCGGTGGCGTTACTGGCGGTGGCGGTGGCGGTAAAGTAACTATTCCTGATTTAATCACAGGAACAATGCCTAAATTCCCATCTACAGTAAATCCAACTGGCACAGCTATACCTTCAACATTTGATGTAGCAGCATTTAGGAAAGGCGAAGAAGGTGATCGACCTATCGTTATCAATGTCAATGCGCCAAGTGCAATAGATGAAGAAGGATTTACTCGAGCAGTAGTCTTAGCTCTAAACAATAGCAATGCTCGCAACGGCGGTGGAGGCGCTATTCTCGGCGGCCTAGTAGCAGAATGACCCTTTGGAATCCAGTTTATAGAGTTAAGGTTGATGGCGTTACAGTTACTAGCGCAACCCTTAGCGGCTTAACTATTACCTCGGGTCGCACCGATATTTATCAGCAGCCGATTGCTGGTTACTGCAATCTAAGTCTTATAGAGACAGC